AATAATTTGATCATTTCTAAAAGGCATGTGCCCAGAAAATAAACTTTTAAAATAGTACACCTTTATTTTATGACTATAACAGAAAAAATCAACAACGTTAAATTCAAACATATTTATTGGGCAGATAATATAATGTAGGAATTTCTTATAACGAATTATAACAAAACTGCTATATCAACTCCTAAGCATACTTTTGTAAATTTATGTTAAGAGCAAAAAATAATAACCCAGAATAACTTTTTTGACGAATTTTTGACGGCAAAAAATATACTAGGGAGCTAACCGAAAATTGTTAGCTCCTTATCTTGGTTAAAGAATAACAACTTAGAATATGATATACACATTACACCATAATATGTATGTTGTGCAATAGAAAGTTCTTAATGAATAATTTTTATAAAAAAATAAATTTCCAACCAACATTAAGTTGGAAATTCTATCGATTATATGTAAAATATAACCTTAGCTTTCAAGTAAAGCCCCTTAGGTATGTATTTTTGTATTTCCTATCTTAGATTATTTTTCATCTTCTGTATCCTTTTCGTATTTTTCTTCTACTAATCTTGTATTTTTAAGGAAAGTTGCCACTAAGGCCCCTATTCCCAACCCACCAAGCATAGTACCCGCCACAGAATGACCTTTTAGTATACATACTCCTCCAACAATTATTATACTAAGAGCTATAACGAATGCTGCTATTATCCCTACTATGCTATTTCTTGATTGTGATTTTAAAAATTCTTTCTCTAAAACATGTCTGTGACTCATTTGTTTTTCAGCCATACATATTATTCTATCAGCCGCACCAGGACATACGTCTTCATACTTTTCAAAAATTTCAGGAGGTGGAAGTGGTCCTGTAAAAAATGAACCCTTAATTATCTCTCCTTTTAAAGCTACTTTTTTCTTTTTTAGCCTTTTCTCATTTAATGCTTCTGATTCATTTTTGGAAATTCCTTCCGCCTCTTTAGGTAAAAAACTATCCACCTCCTCAATCAAGTCCTCTTCCGGTCCTACTTCACCATCCGATACTTCTTCTGATAGCTTTTTATCGCCCATTTTAAATCTCCTCCAACTCTATTCCAGTCACTTTTCATCTTGTCAATATCTGATGTGCTGATTCCTGTTGACTGCTTGTCCCAGTATATTTTTTTTAGCTCATTTAAACTTACAATTGTCTCTTTGTTTAATTTTAATTTTTTGCAAATTGACTTCATGTAAACCATCCCCTCAATAATATATAAAGTATATTATGTACATATATGATACCATTTTATAATAAAAAAATAAACCCCAGGCCAAATCAATGACCTATGGCTAAAATTATTGAGCTGGCTGTGCTGGAGCCGTAGTGCTTTGTGCTGGCTGAGTTGCTGTTGTATTCGTACTCTGCGTAGTCCCCACAATACTCTGCATATCAGCAACCTTCTTTTTCAATTCTCCGTTTTCCTGCAGCAGCTTGTCTCTTTCACTCTGTAGCTGTGAATTTTGAGTTTGAAGCTGCGATACCTGACTTTGAACTGCCGTCTGCCCAGCTGACTTTTTCTCTTCTGGGCTTTTGAGTTCATATACTTTGTTTTCAATTACCCCGGAAACTATGGCTTTTACATTGTCATCTACTTCTATTCCCAACTTCTGAAGTACACTATATACATAATCTTCAGCACTCTTTTTCCTCTGGTCTGCTGGAAGCTGTGAAGATACATTGAGCTGCTGAGCTTGTCCTACACCTATTTCTGCATAGTGTTCTATGATGCTCAAAATATTTAAGAATTTATTACCCGGTACTATAGCTTTTGCAGCATCCGTATATTTCTTGACCTCCTGAATACCAGAATCAACCTTTTGTAAAACATCTGCTGTGTTAATACCCTTTTTCTTTAAAGCTGGCAGAAGAGCCAATACTGTGGTCCCTGCCCCAACAGCTAACCCTGTAACAATAAATAATATAGTTAAACCTGACATTTTTATTTACCTCCATTTTTTATAAAATTAAGTACCGCCTGTGCCGTAGCATACCTATCTGCACCACTGATCAATCTGGTCAAATAGCTTGTATATTGCTCTTTCTTACCACCAACAGCATAAACATTCTTTACTTGAGAATAATCAAACTTTCTGGCATTGGAAATCGTAGGACAATTTAAAAAATCAGCCAACAGTTCCGCAGAATGCATATCAGCACCGTAGTTATATATCACAATAGCATCCACTTTCTTCTCACCTCTTTTTACAGAATTGTAGAAATCCTCCGCCATATAATTAAGGTCCACATATCCAGACACACCTGATATTTGCCCTTTATTTGTGTACTGCCATATAGCATATTTACTCCACAACGTAAAACCTGGAGAGTTCACTCCATAATGGGCAACCCAAAGAGGATACTTTGTTATTTTGGAATTTAGATGTGATTTTATATAGTTTGGATTGCAATAAATCACCGCCGGAGCTATAGAAGATATAACATCCAGAAATGCCAGGCAGGCATCTGTCATATCTCCACTGCACTGCTGTTCAAAATCCAGAACTACGAAATCCGGATTGGAACCTGCAGTAATTTGCTTGAAAAAGTTTGCTTCCTGGATAGCCTTTGTTATGGTTGCAAATCTGCCAAAAGCATAAGCCCCGGTAACAAGTCCCAGGGCTTTGGCATTCTTAATATTACTGCTATAAAATTTATCCACAAAGGTACTTCCCTCGGTGGCCTTTGCTATAACGAAAGAATTACTGGCGTTCTTAATTAGGTCCATATTTACAGAACCGTTAAGGTTGCTTATGTCTGCACCTTCTATCAATTTGATTACCTCCTTACTTAAATATTTTGTTCTTGATTTCTTTTATATCCTCACCGATATCATCCACCACTTTAAGTCTATCTGTAAGTTTAGCTATAATACTCTGGTAGTTAGCCTCCCTTTCACCTGATTTTTCATCCCTTTCTTTCTGCTCTTTCAATACATAGATAAGTATAAAAATAAACAGTACAGCCCAAATTCCCTGCTGTACCGCCATTTTGAATATTTCATTCTCCATCTCTAGCCTCCTTAAATTTCTGCATTAAAAAAGAGTTCTGGATTTCTCCAAAACCCTCTTTTCATTATGAACTTTTCTTCTGAAACTCGTTATAAACATTTTTAAAAGTATCACTATTTTCATCAATAAATGAGCATTTATCAGGTTCGTCTTTCATAACAGCTGCGCCCCATTCATTGTCAAATACACAGTATTTAGAGCTCTTGTATTTAATTTTTTTACATCCACAATGCCAACATTCACGACTTATTTTCATGTTATACACCCCCAAGTTTTTTTATGATCTATTATAAATGAAAAAGTCATAAATGTTAATATATTCAAGAACAAAAATAAAAAAGCTATCCCTAGCTCCTATTTTGCCCTGTGTTCTACGCTGTAGTTAAAGCCTGCTGCACTGCCGCCTTATAATCTGCATTTATAATATCATCTATCACAAAAGCTTTACCAGTTTTTATATTTATTACTCCGTTCTTTATCCAATTAACCAGCCAATTCACATATTCCTCATTCATTTATATCACCCCTTGTGCTTGTAATAGTTGTTGTTGCAGCTGTAGTATTTCAGCATCCTTATCTACTGGCGGATCGTAAAGTTCATCAAAGACAACTGTTTTAGAATTTACATCTACGTGGTAAGATTTAACTCTACTAAAGTTGTCGCTATCTTGGCCATATGGTAAGTCTATATAATCAAGTCCGTTAATAACTTCTCTTGGATTCAAATCTCCATTTAAACATTGTATTTCACCTGTATTTATTATTATTCTGCCTGTTGTAGTATCATATATTATTCTTCTACCTAATTCTGTCACTTTATATCCCTCCTTATCTTATCCAAAAGCATACCATATAAAAGTACTCGATTTATTTGACTGAACATTAAACTGGCTACCACTTCCATTTAGTTTTATATTACCGGGTTCTGGATTCATAACTCCTACGTCCTTTACGTACGCAGAAATTTTGTCTGCATACTGCTTTACAAGTAGAAGTTTTGGTACAAAAGGTAAAGATAAATTAATTGAACTATCTGTACTATCTACAGGATTACCATTACCAGTATAATATAAATAACCACCTAAACTTGCTACATCCAATGTTCCTACAATATCAAATATACTAACACCTTTTTTTATATTGCCAGCCTTTAAATCTGCATCTCCAACAACTTTTCCACTCCCGTTGTGATAACCTGCAGGTATAGCTTTATCTGCTGTCCCTGGTGTTATAGTTACAGCGCCCTTGTTAGTCATAGTTCCTGTTCTAAGTTGTCCATCAGAATTACTAAATTTCACCCCGCTAAGTACCTGACTTTCCACAGCATTTCCCTGTCCTCTGGCTATAGCGTTTATGGCAGCTATAATATCATCCCATGTAGCATCATCATCTAAACTGGCACCTTTGTTGTTTGCGGCGCTAATTGTGCCAGACTTTACATCAGCGCCAGATTGAAAAACCTCATTTATTGCGGCCACCAGAGTATTTTTTGCTGTAGTATTCAAGCTCGATAGTGCTCCAGCATTGTCATTAATTTTCTTTAGTTGTGTATCTATAGTATCAGCATTTGTATTAAAATCATCTATATTTACTACATCTGTACCTTCCGGCTTTTTAAGACCGTAATTTGCTGTTGTCTTCATATCTTCTCCTCCTATCCATCATAGACTTTAAGATCATTCCAAGTTTTACTTTTAGCCTGATCCCATGTAAGATTCTTGTCTTTCAAAAAATTCCAAATTGTATATGTGTATTTGAAGTCATATGCCAGGTGTGCCGGCTTAATGTCCTCAAGCATTTGTTTAAAGGCTTCCATGTTCTTGGGAATACCCTTTATGCCTATAAATTGAACTGTAAAGCTGTAGTTTTCTGGATGTTGAATTACGTTACATTCTCCACCAGAAAAAGCTTCAGCAGTATTTTTTATCATCTGCCTTGTAGTAGTGCCGGAACCCCTCAGCTTTGCTTTTATAACTTCCCGTCTATCCTCATAGGATTCATTCAAATCAGTTGCAATATTAAGTACTTTCTCCCAAAATGTAAGTCCCCATGTTGCAGTGTCTACAAAACATTGATTGAGAATATCCTCTTCATGCCAGTATGAAAGACCAAGCTCCTTTGCCATTGTATCCTGAAGCTGGATCATAATCGCACTGTCTTTGTACCACGGTGGCAGATACTTCATTAAATCTGGAATATAAGGCTGTATATCGTCGCCAGTTATATTATTTCCTGCATAATCTACTGTTCCATAAAGATCATCACCATACATCCATCACACCCCCTTTAAATCGTTCCAAGTCACAGGTCCTTTTGCCATTTTATTATCCAATGCTGTTTGCAACCCAGTTATATTGGAAATGCTATGAGTATGACTGCTCGGGGTAAATGTACTCGGTTTGCCGCTTATCCCGCTCCATGGCACTGTTTCTGCTGAATCCACTACACCATTATTGTCAGTATCATAAATAGCTTTGGTCATATCTCCATATCCAGCATCACCCAATTGAGATGCTGTAACAAAAGAACTTGTTCCATCACCATCATTTGTTAATTGAGATACTTTTGTTGGAATACTAGGTATATCCGATTTTAAAGCAATTTGTGCCCATGAAGTCCAAGTGTTTGCATCAGTATTATATACTCTAAAATAGATAGTATTAGTTGCATAATGTTTCCAAATCTGCATAGCACCTATTTCACTAGAAGAAGTCTTATATTGGGATACAGTAAGCATAAATGCTTCTTTTTTAGGTGGTGTATTAGAAATTGTTATTGCAGTTGCATTTAATCTACAAAAATAATCACCTGCTGTAGTATAATTATTTAAATCCGCATTTGCTAATATTTCTATACCTGTCCTAAAGAAACCCGTTGAGTCAATATTGTCTAAAGTATCTGCATTACCACCGTTTGCCGGCATAGAAGCTGGGAAATCTGTTATATCAGCCTTTGCATGTTTGTGTCCCACATCTGATTTGTTACTTACTGTATTCCACGCATCTATCAAAGTCTGTGTTATAGTCTGCAAAATACTAAAATTATTATGGGTATGCTTCTGTGAATTAGCATCATTCCAGTTACTTATATCACCATCCTCTACGAATTCATGTGTACTATCTGTTGTTATCATTGTCGCCGGGTGTGTAGCTGGATGAACATATTTATTAGCTCCTTCTTCTATTCCCGCTAATTTCTGTTTTTCAGTAGTGGTATAATCCTCTGTAGAAAGCTGTTTTCCATCTACTTTATCCACTTTTTTAGAAAGTGCAGTTGTAATTGTTGCAGCAAAATCAGGGTCATTGTTCAAGGCGTTTGCAATTTCTTTCAAGGTGTCAAGAGCTTCAGGTGCCGCATCCACCACCATCTGAATTCTTTGGTCTGTCTCAGTCTTATTATAGGTTTCAGTTTTCAGATACCTCTTGTTAAGTTCGGTATCAACATAAGTTTTCTCTGACTTGTTGTTTTCAACAGTGGTAATCCTATTTTCAGTATCAGTAACCCTGTTGTCATTAGAAGTTTTGTATCTGTCCATTTCGAGTTGAGTATTTACAACGCTGTCCTGAACCTTGTTTATATCCTCTGCCTCCACAGTATCACCCTGAGTTTGGTAGGTTATATAAACAGGACTTATATCTGAAAATATCTTTATATTTGTTTTCCATGGAGTAGCACTTGGAGTAGACACTATAAAATTGTCTATCTTCTGCCCTGTAAGTTTGCTCCCAGTATATACATTAATAGAAGGCAAACTGATATTATCGTGTTCCAGCTCACCTTCATATACACCGTCTGTAACCTCAACCTTTTCCTCAATTACATAGGTGTTGTTATCTAATTTATTCAGTTTTTCTGTGAACTTATCAATTTCCTGTGGATATGCCATTTATCACACCCCTAAACTTATAGTGCCAGCTACAGGTATTTCCTCATCTGCCAGTGCCACATTTACAGTTCCACCATTTAAAGTTAAACTATTATAATCCACAACTCCATCTGTGCTTAATAGAATACCTCCAACTTTGGCATAACTTATATAGGTGGAATTAAAGGCCTGATCACTCAAATATTTTTGCATGTTTGTATTAAAATTATCCTGCACTTGTTGTATTGTATATCCATTCGCAAGTACTACTTTGGCAGTTATATCTATAGCTTTTTCCACAGCAGATACGACCGTCAATGTTGCACCTATAGGAGCCTTTCCTTCACCATGTCCTTCAGGTTGTGGATCTATATAGTCTTTTACTTTCTGGACAAGCTCAGCATCTGCTGCTCTCTTATTTGAATTTATTATTACTACTTTTACAGTACCTGGTCCATTCCAGAGTGGAAATGGTTTTGCATCTCCTACTCCGGTTACCTCCTTTGCCCAGTTTCTGTACTGATATTTATTTCCACTTGTTGCTGGTGTCTGCA